GTGTATGGTTCAATTCACACTGACGATGGAAATGGCATGGTTAATGGACTTATGCTTTCCTCCAATGTTGTTTTAATTCCTAACCATTATTTTATGGAATTTGGAGAGGAATTAAAGTGTACATTCCGGAAGAGAAATCCTGAAGCAAGTGGAGGAAAATTTGTTGCACGTGTACATACAAAGTACTCTCATTTGATTCCGGGATCGGATCTTCGAGTTTGTTATATTCCAAATGGAGGTTCATTTAAGAATTTAGTGAATTTCTTTCCAACTGGCGATATGCCATCAGTACCATTTCAGATGCATTGGCGTCAAAAAGATGGTGAGATGATCATTGCTAAGGGTCTCACAACCCCCGGCATTGTTCGTACTCGCCATAACTTTAATGGCGGTATGTATCGAAACCTCACTATCAATACCTTTGATGGCCTGTGTGGAGCTACACTCGTATCAGATACTAATGGAAGTGTGATAGTCGGTGTTCACCTAGGTGGAACGGCTGGAACACCTGTTGGGTGTTATGGAAGCATTACACAACAGCAACTTTTTGTTGCATATGAAGAATTGAGGAAGTTTGAAGGAGTTATTCTTTCTGGTGAAGCAGGAAAATTTGAAACAACTGTGCTTGGCGTGCAAGTGTTGAATAACGATCCTCTTCATAAGAAGAGTGCTCTTAATTTCTTACCGGAAAATTCTCAAGTTGAGTACTATGGTTCATGCCCTGGAAGATCCTTAACGAAATCGGATGTAAAAGTTACACCCATCAGCGAATATATCGTTGATGTGTGTAATATTCCGAATATTTATGGAGGACCAAAGTTGAATCCAGATTGGTACGGTTGGCAAACTTGTTTGGCAAATTTAGCTGTACCAGCACACCCATATCCTCATGATCTTTTGGAGATTGCTATCAAAGATTATAAGGAGCCTTTATTGAAAATTTTCACGAATGACTTGTGGAAGAAGAGTCGACCTCTTACTGATCACGAAAATTTGTGTGGAATTCCAGGAAAGAAATTTATGGATGCGATTAAACTTAACACTTCCGTTGGATTTCCTCTTTCGGGACCAAAACGTAATCATGTGATTGAGTTGGAGCCAACAGAGGAATGGCCTAATAATCTAGAACTTGAAAAAGTTCTTATGGACGAGATTAATCGCATTGAGGATTGTTATCGACGTGGAGAACGTGGATACCCAATGGCGAAGGCATGCAAGAAAGATGAAATTCTTGCTAAAGATAAATGTAGAATCTTTTATGGTAATGCATTATCTTTGACATATCTTATCCGTAAGTATTATCTCCCTTTATTGCGTGTTTTACAAATGAATCCTTTAGTATCTGAATGTGCTGTAGGTATTAATTCTCATGGTCCTGAATGGCAGGAATTTCATGAACATGCAACCAAATTCGGTATGGACCGGTTATTTGGTGGGGATTATGGAAAATATGACCAAAAATTACCCTCTCAATTGATTTTTGCGGCTTTGCGTATCTTAATTGATTTCGCAAAAACGTGTGATTATTCGGAGGATGATTTAAAGATCATGGAAGCGATGACAGGCGACATTGTATTTGCCTATATCGCATTCAATGGAGATCTTATTGGTCTAACTGAGGGAACTCA